TAGCGTTACTAAAATCTCCAGCAAATACAGTACTTGAACCCATTGTTAGGGTTGTACCGTTAAATGTCAGGTTAGCTGAACCCGCCAACGCTCCGCCGTTGTTATACTGAATTTGTGTGGTTGAACCGCCAGCAGAAGCGCCAACTTGTGTATAGTCTGTTCCGTTATAAACTACCAGCGCTTTACTAGAAGCAGGGATTGTGGCTCCTGTTTGCCCTGATGCTTTAATTGTGACTGTGTATGTAGGGTCGAGATTAACCACCACATATGTTTTACTGGAGCTTGGGGCGGTGATTGTGACGTTGGTGGTTAGCGAACTACATTTAAGCACATAGTATTGCGCTGTTGTCGTTGTGATACCGTTGCTACTGTTATTACCAGTCGTATTGGCAAGTGTTAAAGCGCCAGCGGTAAATGAGGAAGACGTAAGCGCCAAAGTACCCGCAATCGCAATATCAAGGTAATCTGTCAACCCCTTGTTTACATCGTCACCCCAAGTACCTGATTCCGTTCCAGTGACTGGTTCGGCCAAACTCAAATTCGTTGTGTAATTGATCGTCATGTTATCCTCATTGCGTAGGTATCAATACCCAGTTTGGCGTTTCAGAATTGTTGATATTTTGCCATGAAGGTGTCTGGCTGTCATCAATTAAACTCCAATAAATCGCCGTCATTGTTCCAACTTGAGCAACCGATGCCACACCTGTTAATGTAGCACCTCTGTTTGCCATTGTCACTGTTCCAGCCGCACCACTAGATCCTACTCCAGTTAATGCAATCGTAACATTTGCCCCAACCGTTCCAACTGCTCCTGCGGCAAGAACCGACCCCAAAGGAACAGACATTGCGCCAACTTGACCTGTAGCGTTAACGCCAGAAAGGGTTTGCCCGGGATTAGCCCCTACTGAACCGACATTTCCAGATGCGCCAACACCTGTAATTGCAATCGTTAAATTTGCCCCGACTGTTCCCGGTGCTCCAATCGCTACATTACCCAAATCCCCATCGGTATTGTTGGCCACCATCTGACCAACTGCGCCAGCGCCCTGTACGCCAGAAATACTTGCCGACTTTCCAGTTGAAACTGTGCCTACAAATCCGCTTGCCAGAACACCAGATAACGCTGTTGCGTTGCTGACCAGAACCGATCCTACGCTACCACTTGCTCCTACACCAGATAGGGCAATTGTGATATTGACTGATGGCGCTTGTACCGATCCGGCTGCATTAACGCCTGTCAACGCTACAGAAATACTACCTGTAACAGACCCTACATTACCACTTGCAGATACCCCACTTATGGATTCAGATAAAGTTTCAGCTACTGTACCAACTGCCCCAGTCGCCCCAACACCAGTCAGAGCAATCGTGACATTGACACCCGTCGTTCCTACATTACCTGAAGCAGAAACTCCTGTAAGTGGGGTTAAGCCTACCCCCCACGGGCCATCGCCCCAGTTGTTACTGCCCCATCCGGCCATGACTCACCTATTAGGTGGTAGACAAACGCAATAAAGCAGTTGTCGTTGTGTTGCTAGGCATTGTCAACGTAAATGTTCCGGCAGTAATGGTTTGTGAACCAAAAGTGTGAACTGATACAGCCTTGTTTGACTGCGTTGAGTTATAGATCAACACAGTATCAAATGCAGTGGTCAAAGTAACTGTGGAGTAAACCAAGTTACCTGATGGTGTCCAGTATCCAACTCCAGCCGTAGATGAACTGTTAGTAGATGTTGGGTTGGTTGCATTCGTGACCGCAATACCGCCTGCCGTATAGCCTGTACCCGATACTTCGTTGGTTGCAGAGTATGCTGTTGTAGCCGCATTGATCGTAGCGGTTGTTACATACAAAGCTGCCTTGAATGTATCAGCAGTGTTTGCTGTATGGGCGGGATTAGAAGAACTAAAGTTGTGCGTAGCGCTCAACAGTTCACCTAAGAAAGAAGTACACATTGATTGGGTATTGGCCATGATGGTTCCTTTAGCCTAAAGAGGCAGCAAATAAATCAGAGAAGGGGGATTTTTTCAAAGTTACATGCGCTGAACGGTGCACGAGCTCGCCATCCAACCAGTATTCAACCCATGTTGTGTACTCATTTTCATCGTCAACTACACCTTCTTTTTTCTCAAGAAGGGAGTCATCCATTTCGCCTTTGGTAGTTGTAACGAGCATTATGCGATCCTCAAAATTGCAGTGGTGTTAGTGACTGTCGGAAACTGCACTGTGAATGAGTTGGCGCAAGTGATATCGCTACCAAAGTCCAATACACAAACCGATGCGTTACCTTGCGTTTGATTGTAAATCAGAGCGCCTCGGGCTGTAAATGCAGCGGGAGACCAAATGGCGTTGGCAAATGACCAATAAGCCACTGTACCTGTTGTGCCTGAAGTTGGCGCTTGCGTGATCGTCAATTGCTGCCCACCCGTTGTATAACCCGAACCCACTACTTCCCCAACCATACCCGAGGTATAAGCTGTAGTTGTAGCGTTTAAATTAGCCGCTGAAGTGAATAGGGCAATATAAAACGTGTTGGGGCTAGTGGGCCCAAAGTTATGTAAACCTTGAGCCAACTGAATCTTAAAGCTGGTGGTGGCTGTTTGGGCTATGGACATTATGAAACATCAATCCTAGTTTGTCCTGAACGGTATGCGTCACGACGCTCCATACCATCGCCAAGACGTTTAGCCAATGCCAATGCTTCAACATACTTTTGGTTGTATATGGTAAACATATCAGACTCACCTTTCATAAAGGTGTAAGCCTCCACCAAAGAGCCATACAAAAGCACGGTATCAAAGTTGTCCCCAAGCCAAGAAGTACCACTTGGATTATTAACGGTATCCGCGATAGATACAGGATAATAATAGTAGTGTAGCTCGGCGGTATAAGCAGTATCAGGAGTAGGACCCAGAATGAAAGTAAGCTCATTTGTAATACTCCCCCCGGTAACAGTTGGACCAAATAAAGCGTAATACTTTGGTGTACCATAATCCGTTGGACTAGGATAAGCCTCCCGCATGTAGTTTACATCTTTGTTTAAAAGATAGGCGTAAGGGCCGCCACCAACAGGGTAAATAGCCAAAGAGTAAGGAGCAAGGAAATCACTTGGAGTCGCCAAATATTGATTGTATTGGGTAATACTACCCGTTACATTCTTGCGAAGTGAAGGAAACTGAACTGAATTATAGATACGTTGCTCAGCTTGCTCAATCATCGTAGGAATATCCGCCACGAAGGTAGCTTCGTAGTTCTGTGTGTAATCCTGAATGTTTTGCTTAAGCTGAGCGTAGTTCATGCCATCGGACCTCTAGACATCTTACCCTTGGTTGCAGCACCATATCCACGCATTTCAATACCTGAAGTCTTTGTAGGGGGATATTCATTGCTACGGCTGTTGGCCACAGAAACATTGGCATTGCGCAAATACTCTTTGTTATCAGCTACACCTGCTTGAAAATGCAAAGGCGCCCCATCCATAGTGTGGGGTTTAGCATAAACATCAGCGGGTTTATTATCTCTGTTAGCGCCGTGATGAATAGCAGGGCTATTCTTTTTTGTTGGTTTGATCTGAGTTGCCATATTAGCCACCTCTACCAGAAGAACGCTGGTTCATGACCTTGGCCATACCACGTCCATATTTCAGCATGTTGGCGTTTGTTTTACCACCAGCAGCCATCTTATGAATTTTGCCGCCCTTTTTGAGCTTAGACAAATCAGTGTGCTTACCGGGATGCTCTTGTTTATCGTGCATACTGATAGCTTTTTTGATCAGCTTTTTGTCTTCTTGAATATCGTCATGCTTGGCCATCATAAACTCCTATGTTACGGCTACCGTTACTGTACCAACTTGTACCGCAGGAATCAAATCATTTTCCGTTAACGGTACATCAAAATTGCGAGAACCCCCAACAGGATTCCAACCCCACTGGAAAACCCTACTACCCTCACCCGTGCTGCCATCCGCCAACAACCCAGAAGCCACATAGCTCCTGTCTGGTCTTGGATTACGCACACCTTGTGGATCGTCCACAGGATACATACCCAACTGCAACTGCGGATGATCTGGATCCCAACACTGCGGGCACACCAACAATTGATACAGCTTTGTCTTGACGACCTCCATCTTAAGCTGAGTCAGCTTAAAACGAAACCCGCACCGATCACACTCGGCAATCGAGTTCTTGCCGGAAGCGAATCTATTTCCCATTAGTAGGTCGACCCAATATACATCTGACGAGGTACAAAACGGATCGCCGCTTTCTCATGATCTTCTTGCGCTGCCAGTTCCCATGCCTCATCATACTGAGCTTTAAGGATTGGCAAGCGTTGTAAATCTGATGATTTACCGCCCAAATAGTATGCAAGCCCTGCAATCATGCAAGGGATAAATCTAAACGGCACGTCCATGACGTTTACACCGCCGCCCGCATCTTGCGTCCTGCGCATTCTCCAGTATACAAACTGATAAGGCTGAGCATTATCGGGGGTAGGCCACACGGTGATGGATGGCAAGTTTTGATAACTAACTTTAGCCCCAGCAGTGTGTGCTGCGGCAGTTGTATTGTTTTGTGCTCTAAAGCAATTACCAAGCGTGTTGCCGCTTACGTAGCTATAGAAAATGGTTTCGCTGTCGATTTGAATAAACCCTGTGTTGGGCAAGCCAACCACAGAAGAAAGAGTGATGCTGGTATCCGTTGCGCCAATCGAAGTAGCAAGCGTATCCGATGTTACATACTGCATACTATCCAAACGCTGAATCCATACTTGAATGGGTCGGCCTTGTTGAATCTTATTAGGCAACGTAGCATAGGTAGAAACACTAATACGCGTGATGGTCAAGTCGGCTTGGTTGCTTGAACTATTCGCTTGTGTTCTGATCACATGCTCTAACAAATCCACCGTATCCGCAGGGAGCGGATAAGTCGTCTGCCCTTGAACTAGGTTAATAACACCTGAGTCCATCGTCCACATATTGATACCACGATTGGCCCAATCTGCAAACAAAATATTGAGACTACGACGCGCACTGCGCAAATCGTAGCCCGTGCGAACTTCTGAACCAATACGCTCAAATGCCTCCTCAACGATCTCGGTGAGGTCTAAATTAAACGATGCTGATCCAGAGGTATTTGCCATGTTATTCAGCCACAGTAGCTACTGGAGTTTCAACCACGGGTTCTGGGTCTGCCACTACTTCTACCTCTGGTGCCTCAACAGCAACAGGAGCAAGATCAACAGCGACAACAGGTGCAGGAGTCTCAGTGGGTGCTGGAAGAAAACTTTCTAAACCGTTGAGGATATCCAAAAGTCTATCTTCAACGTGACCATTAGCCATCAATTGTTGTGTCGCTCTGGCATCCAACTGCTCAATCAAGAACTCTAAATTGTCTTGGATGAAATCAGGTAAGCTCATTTTAACCCCTATCTAAATTTTGCTGTTTTCTTTGCAATCGTTTTGGGCTGAGCTACAAACTGTTTGCCTGTTGCTTTACCCTTGCGCTTCGCTTTTGTTGTAGCGGCATATTCTGCTGGTGACAACGCTTTTATTGCCGCCTCTGGAAGATACCGCTCCCCCGTCTTACTTGATGGTTTACCACTCTTGGTGCGCCACTTTTGATCACCCCAATCCTTTAAAGACTGCTGTGGGCTTTTCATTTGTAGCCACCGCCTTTTGCCTTGTATTCCTTTGCCAACAACTGTGCTTTACGCGCAGACCATTGACCAGCTCCCGTACCTTGCACAGCCCTGGCTTTTATGGATTCAAACAAAGATTTGCGCATACTTGGTTTAGTGTACGCATTTGCTTCATTTACTTTTGACTTCGTCTTTCCGCCTTTTTTGTACAGCGACACATCGTTCGGATGATCCTTGCGATGTATCACCTTTTTAGCAGGCATCTTTGACGGTTTAATGTCACCCATGCCACGGCTCGCCATCATTACATTTTCCCTCCGCCGCAAGCACACTTGGTGTGTCCACGACGAGCAATGCCATCAGCACGTTTAGAAGGAGAAGCCATACCGCCTTTTTTATAGGTAGTGATGCCAGCAGCTTTTCTCATGCGAGAAGCAATATCTTTAAGATTATCGCCAATGCCCGGTTCATTGCGCATAGCTGCATCTTTAGCACGCATTTTGGCCAAGCCTTCGTCTGTCATCTTTGCCCTAGAAAAAACTTTATTAGGGCCATAACCACCTTCTCTTTCAGGGGCTTTGGTCACTGTGGTTTTCTCTTTGGTAATAGAGACAGGCGCAGCTTTAGGAGCAGGCTTAGAAGGCGCAGAGCCATCACGACGCTTCAAACCTTGCTTGGCGTTCAAGTAGTCACGCAAATTGTCATAACCCGAAGCAGCTAACTGCTCTTTCGTCACGATTGCTGGTTTAGCTGCGGCTTTCTCAGAAGCAAGTTGTGCATTGCTGCTCGCTTGCTGCTCGGGGGTCATTTCCCCACGATCGCTTTCGTCTTCGATATCGCCGCCTTCATCGTAACGTCTTGCTCTGTGCTTAGCCATGATTGACTCCTACTTGTGATCGTGATGCTTCATGTGTTTAGCAACGTGTTCATGGTGATGAGCATGTCCGCCATGTGCCATGTGGTGCCCATCGTGGTGAGCCAAGTGTTTAGCAACATGCTCGTGATGGTGAATATGACCGCCTTCTGCATGGTGGCTACCATGTTTTTTCATGTGCTCGGCCATGTGCTCATGGTGGTGCTTAACGTGGCCGCCGTGCTTCATGCCATGAATATGGCTATGCTCTTCGGGATGGGGGTGTTGAACATCGTGCAACTCGGTTTTACCGTGGTGCTTAGTACCACCGCTATGGAAAGGGTGGCCATGATGGGCAATTTTATCGTGATGTTTCATGATATATCCTTAATTAACAGGCTTTTCCGCCACGTTTCATACCCAAAGGCTTAGCTGCACCCATTTTAGGCTCCATAGCACGTGTATGGC